TAAACTCATATTGGTTCCTATACCATTAATTTTCAATCTTTCAGAAGCAACCACAGTAACGCCTGTAGCGGGATTACTTATATCATCTTCATTCCAGCCATCTGCTGTTACACTGACTGAATAAGCGTCAGATATTGGAGAAGTTTTAGGATCAAACGTTCCTCCGAAATCATAATCAGGAAAAACCGTAAGCGTTGTTGATGTATCAGCATTTATTTCAAGGTTTACCTCTCTAAATCTTTTTCTCATTCCGGGTGCATCATAATGATAATAAGCAGACCGTATAAATGAATCTACAGCAGATCCATCAAAGCTTGTTCCTGAGTCAAGCCTTCTTACATAACCATCTTCAAAACCACCATATAAGACTTCAAATCCATTGACATCTTCAACAGAGCAAGTGCAAACAATTTGATCCTTCATAGTAAAAGGCATAAGACCTTGATTGGTTTTATTTATAAAGGTCATTTCCAGTCCGGTTTTATCATCAAAATAAATACGGTACTGGTTTTTTCCTCGCACTCTTAATGAAGTGACTGTATTTTCTTTCTTAGCCTGTATATAAGGATCAACCTTATCCGAAGCAACAGCAGATTGAAAGTCACCAAAATACTGCACGGTAAAGATTGATGTTAATCCACGATCATCTAAGAAAAATGTCTGATCCATTTTTTGTATTGTGTATGGTATTGCTCCAGCACCAGCATGAAACCTTCTCAAAGACCAATCAGCAGCAGATGTCCCATACAACATGTAAGCATCATTTCTTGTAAAAACTGACATTACATTATTAACTTCAGTAGAGAACCCGCTCACCACATCGCCAATAGACAACTCAGCGGCTCCTGTTACAGTAGACCATTTATTTGGAGCTATAATGCTAGAGTTCTGAATTGAACCATTTTCATAAGAATAAAATAAATGTTTTTGGTGGGCATGAACATGCTGAGGATGATCGACTGTTTGACCAGTAAAATTTTTAACAAAAGTTGTTCCGTCGAAGGTAAACCCTTTATCAACGCCATTAACACCAAACATCGAAATGCCAGACGTATCACCTCTAAAATTATAATTAACAAACTCATAAGTACCGCCGGGGTTTAGAGATTGATTATATAAAACACCGTCTGCAACAGCTATTTTAACATTAGAGGGTTGTGAAGAGCCATTTACATTCGCTCTAGTAACTCCTCCAACTTGAATCGCTTCGCTTGCATTCCAAGTTCCTGTATTGTCTTTAACAGAAATTGATCCCGATGCTGATCCATCCCACGCTCCACCAGTTAGAGTTACACTGGTAACGTTTGCAGTCTTTCCTGATACAGCACCAGTAATAACATCCCCCTCTTCAATTTCAATTGCACCACTATTAAAGGCTAAAAGAGGCATTTGCAAGTCTTCATCGTCTTGAAAGGTTCCTGTAACATCTTTCAAAACCATACCTCCTGTACCACCAGTCTCCCAAAGACCGTAGTAAGAAATCCCCATAAGAGATCCTTCCGCTCCACTCGTAGCTCCTTTGATTGTGGTCGGGCTTCCTATATTGCCCGGAACAGGCTCGCCGTTTGTGGTTGTTCCATCAAAATTTAAAACCTGACCAAGATCAACTTCAACCCATCCAGTGGAAGATGATTGATACATCCCAGCACTTGCCCCACCTGCCTTGTTTCTAAAAGCGTATGTAGCTGCTCCAAAAACCCAAACACCTAAAACGCTTCCTTCGCCGGGAACAACATCTATAAGCGCTCTCTGATCCTCAATCCTAGCCCTAACCTCCGCATCAGTTGCGGCAACAGGCTTTACTGGAGCGCCAAAAGTAACTGATGTAGCATATAGCCCCATTAGCCTACTCGATAAACAGACAGTTGCCCAAAGTGAAGTTTAAAGTTTTGCGAACCAGCGTTATTATGCTTGATTCTAGCGTACACATCGGTATAGGTTGTATGACCCGTTGTGTCTATAATTCCATTAACTGAAAAGTTTCCAGCATCATCTGCATTTCCTAGATATTGAACCCCTTTCAGTGCTGGTAAATCCGTTGTGGCCCCACCAGTATTAGAACTTGAAACCATCGCAGTCCAATTTATATTAACTGCGGCAGCTTCCTGCTTTAATGATAAAGCCAAATTAACAACAAAAATTCCTTTGTCATAAATTCGGATTCTGTCATTCGTAAAATCAGCGTCTGTACCAACCGTTGTTGCGCTAACCGTTCCGGTATCATCCTCAACATCTGACCCAGAAGAGCCAAGCGACCAGTCTACGGTTACTGTTGTTCCTGTTGCTACCGCTTGATTGGCAGGAGTCCCATCACCAGCCGCATTATTTATGCAGCCATAAGCCCCCATTGCTGATTCGACATATTGACGAACCATCTGAGCAGTGATCGCTCCTGTGGTATTATCTGCAAAACTTGTTCCAGTTAAAACCGTTCTTGTTTTTCTTAGTGCTTCTGTTGCCATTATTTGAACCCCACGAAAAAAGCTGCGCCGAATGCGCTGTCTTTATGAAGAAAGAATAGTGTCTCACCATCCTGAAATGTACCGCTAGTTACTGTAAAATAAATATTACCTTCTGCATCCCCAGCGGAAAATGATCCAGAGGCGGAGCTTCCTGTTACGTCTTCAATAACCACTGTCAAAATAGACCCTAATGCGCCACTGGTTTCCCCTTTTATGATGTCACCAATAGAAGGGATGCTAAATCTAAACGCTGTTCCAAAAGCGCTGCTAAACATTTTTGCTATAGCCGTTCCGGTTGTAAAAGGCATTTTATAATAAGCAACCGCTGATGGAAGCTCTCTCCCATCAAACCGCTCATATCCATCAATACGTCTATACCTGCCGCGAATATCAATTTCAAAATTATCAGCAGCAACTAACTCTCCGGGCTTTAAAGCCAGAGAGGGGTCAACCATATTTAATCCGCCCTCAAAAGGAAAGTAAGTAGATCTCCTTTTTTCTTTTGGTATATTTCGTACTCTTAACTTGCTCATTCAGGAACTACCGTAAAATTATACAAGTCTTGAGATTGAGAGAATCTCCTATTCTTTTGCCGTGGCAATTGATCCGCTTCAAGCTTGTCTAGTAGATCTTCAAACTCAGTTAAAGCTCCCTCCAAAACTTCTGTAGCATCTTCATTCTCAGCATAATATATCTTAGCCCTTGCTATTATGATCTTTCTAAATCTAGAAGGTATTGCAGAATGAGATCCATCTACTGACATTTCAGTAGGAGTTTTCCAGTATTCAGCAGAAATTGTTTTTATTGCATCAGGGGTAGGATACAGATCTAAATTATTATCAGGCTTAATCGCATAAATTTCTGGAGAGTCTTGAAGGATTGTTCCGTATTTATATGTGTCTCTATACTCGTTCCAGAACATATGCTCCAAAATCAAATAATCATCTGTAGCCTTTTCCCAAACCAAAGAATCTGTTTTCCAATTACCCAGAGCAGAAGGAAATCCTGTATTAGTGCTAGTTAAAGTAGAGGTTCCAACAATTGTAGAAATACTTGCCTCACTCCAAAGAAAATCCCAATCAAACCACCTGCTTTGAATGTCAATGTCTGCTTTCTTAATGTAACGAACAATAGAATTCTCTTCTTCAGACAAAGTAGCTGATGTCACACTAGAAGGGCCGCTTCCGGGGATGCCCACATCTCTAGCCATATCTTGGCACAACTCAAGAAAATTACTCATAAAAATTAGAAATCAAGGTTCCAAGAGCCAACCATTTCTCCTTCAACACGAGCCATGTTGACAGAGCTTTTCTGGTCTTTCATGTATTCCTTAGATCGCTCATCTGACATTTCAGACATGGTATAAAACCCACGACCAGCAGGGGTGTCATGCCCGTATGCGTCTTTCCCACTTTGAATAGGGGATCGCCCATCAAGATAGGCGGTTAAAACATTTATTCTTGAACTTCGCATTTATAAAACTCCTGTAAAAGGAAATGAAGAACGGGGTGAGTCGCGGCTCAACACCCGTTCCCCAAGTTGCGAAGAGAGGACCGTATGAAACTCATAAGGAGGGGGTAGTCTCTCCGACAGAAACATACAGCCCAATCTCTTCATCTCCTATAAAACACAATACTAACGAAAATCAAACGAACCACGATCCGTTGAGATCTTCTTGTGTACAACTCCCATTGGCAACTGATTCGGCCCATGAGAAGCAAGCGCCAAAGACGCAAGCGTCTCTTTTGCTACATCTTCCTTTGAAGACAAACCATTTGCTGGGATTTTACCACTTGCTGTATCTTTAGCCATAATTGACCTCCTTAATACCAGTCTACTTCGACATACGCTCTGCCTTTACCAGCGGCAACTCCAGAGTCGGTAGCCTGAACGAAAGTAACTTCGATCTGGGTGTCCGCTGGAAGCGTATTATTTTGACCGTCCGATGCAAGAATAACGCAATCTGGATCATCGACATTGTTAAAAGTATCAGTATTCGCAGTACCATCAGCAATCTCCAACTGCCCGTAAGCATTTGGATCAGCCGTTGTACCAACTAAAACCTTTCCGGTAATTGTATCATCCTCAAAGGTTTCTTTAACGTGAACACCAATATTCCTCAGGATTCCCTGTTTACCTTTGGGGCCTTTAAAGCTCCAAGGTGTTCCGGTTCCTGCGGCAAAATCAGTGTCAGTCGCGTCTAAATACTGCATCCTGTTGGCATTACTATAACTCATAATATTCTCCTTTAAGCTGCCGAATCCCACATCACTATTCGTGACTGGGCTGCACCGGCTGCGAGTGGGTGAACAATGCCAAAGCCTCCAAGATAATACCACGCAATGCCACGGTCCCTTCCGAAATCCCCGGGGATCTTCCCACGAATCTCTTCTGGAACAGCAACAGCTTCAGCAACAGTATCTTCCCCAAAAAAGACAATCCAATCAGACTTGCCACTTGTCCATGTAGTAGCAGCAGTACCCATACCACTGGAACCGCCACCTTTTGCACGATAGGTCTGCTCGATAAAACGAACACCGTCGTAACGACCGATTTCTCCGTTCATAATCATGCGAAAACCTTGGTCGATATATTGCTTAATATCTTCTAGATCATTTTTCAATGTTCGGAAAGTTGTAGGCCAACCAATCGCGTAATAATCGTCGCCAGTGTAGGCTGGAATATTGCGCTCTTTCATGACATCTACAATCGCTTTGACATGACCTTTGCCGAATGCTACATTATTAGTTGTAACAGTCGCGCCGTTCTCAGTCGTGACCACTGCGTCAGTCGCGGTTGCTGATGCAACACGAACTGGAGCAAGATCAAACTGATTTGCGGCTAGGGTGTCAAATGCTTTCTTAGCATCGGTTTTTAATACTTTTCTGATAATTTCAGCCACGGGCTGCTCAGAGAGATCATCCAACTTACCAGTCCAAGGAACGGAGTTACCCGCTTCTGTAATGGTCATTGATCCTTGAGAGATCGTGAAAGAAGTTTCTGGAATTGTATCGGTTTCCACTAAGGTGCTACCCGCAGTGGCTACATCACTAAACACGTTCCAATGGAATGTATCGCCACGGTGCAAACCCTGATGGGCTGCATCCTTGACATCACAGAACTGCCGAAACTTAACGATAGGCTGTACAGCCATTCTCAGTTGTCGGCTGAGGTTCAGTGCATACATATAGCCACCGGAGGCGTTGACGGACCATACTTGTCCTGCCATTTTTACTTCTCCTCTAGTTTGTTATTGGAGATGTTTCAGCCGTGATTGACGCATCTCTTCAATAATGTCCGTTACCGTTACCGGATCTGGTTCACTATCTCCAATTTGAGCCGACGCACTAGCTGATTTAGGCTGAGAAGTAATATTCTTCTTACGCCTCACCCTAACATCTTCTTTTTGTTTAGGTAAAGTTTTCTCTACCCATTCGCGCGTTTGATCAGCAGCTTCTTGGATAATTTGCTGTGGAGTCCAACTTGGATTGTCACGCTGTAACTCTATAGTTTTGCTATCCGCGATTGCCCTAAATTCAGTATTGTTAGCAATATCCGGGTATTGATCATTAAACCAATGAACAGACTCCTCCATCGATTTATGATAAGCCCATTTTTGCTTTCTTTCTTCTTGAACTTGCTGTTGCGCCATATGCCTTTGTAAGGCTTGTTGCACTGCTTGATCGACATTGGGGGTGGCACTACTTGTACGCCCACTTTGCGTTAATTTAACAAGCAACTCTGCGGCATCATCCGCATTGTCATCGTATAAAGCTTGATGATATTTTTTTGCTAATTCAGATCTGTCTTCAGACATTTCTGGAGTCGCGTCATTAGATGGCGACTGTTGTTGAGGCATGGTATTTTGTCTAGTTCTAGCGATATAAGCATTTAACTGCTCTTCTCGCTGTTGAATTTGACGACCATATTCTGCCGCTTCTTCAAAGCGTTTTTGGGACGCTTTATCTTTTTGATGAGAAGACTTTAATGAATCAAATGCAACATTAACTTCTTCCCCATCAATCTTTACAGTTGTCATCCATTCATCACCGTCTTTCCAGATAGGCGAATTATTAGCAACTGATACTTCTTCTACTTCTTCAACTTCTTCAGAAGAGACACCTTCATTAAAACTTTCTCCGATTTCTTCTTCAAGTTGTTTTTCTCTCGTAGAAAATATTTCTTCCATCGCTTTTTCACGAGTAGATAATTCAACCTCTTCTTCAGATTCGGATAATGATTTTTCTTCCTCTACTACTTCTTCTTCAATTACTTCAACATCTTCCAATCCTGTTTTTATAGCATCCTCTAGGGTAGCCATATTAAACCTCCTAATTATTCCATAGCCTCTCTATGCTTAATCATCACTTCCGCATTATCTCCATCAGCAATAACCCCATTCAACCACTGAAGGACTTTTAACGGTGTAGCCAGATTAAGTGAAATTTTACGGTACTGTTTAAGTTCCTCTTCTGAAGAACCTACCCACCCCTGAAGAGATATTTCTTGCAAATCTTCTATGCCTGTTCGATAATCGAATAAGGCTCTTTGCATAATTGCCTCTCCAGTTGGAGTTCTTACAAATTCTCTTGTTTTTGATCCGATACGAATCCTTTTAGTAAATTCATCGATACCAGTCTCAGCCGGATTGTAATACTCCATCAACCGACTGCAAACGGGACTTTATTATATTTGTCTCTACTCACTGTTCCTGCTTTACCCTCCGCTCTTAACTCTAATTCCCTGTCGATCTCCTTATCAGACATTTGGTTAAATAACGCATCTCTTTGCAAAAGCAACTCACCTCTTCGTGTTACAGCATCTTGATGACGAATCTCCGCTTCACGGATATCAGTATCCTGTTGTATCAATTCTTTTTCTATATCAGACTGAGATCGAATCTGAGCAACATTAGTAGCTCCTTCGTTCTTGACTTGCTGTATTTGCATTTTTCCTTGAGTCTTTATTTGGTCGGTTTCTATTAGCTGTTGCAACTGTTCTAACTGCTGTTGCAATTGCTGCATCTGTGGGTCGGCTTCTGCATCTAAAGTTATAAATCGTGTTCCATCTTTATAGCCTAACTGACCAAACACCTCTTTAGCCAACTCTGGTAAATTCAAGCTTTCAGGGACTCCGGGGAAAGCTGCTAATGTTTGCACACCAAACAATAAATTTTGAACCTTCTTTATTGGGTCAGTAGCATTAATTCCTACATTAACTTTTAATAAAACTTCTTGCCTTAGTAGCTCATCCATCATATCATCAATATTAAAAGAAAACTTTTTCTGTTGAGCTTCTTGCCCCGCAACAGCCAGAATAACTGGATCTGTTTCGTAGTATTGCTCAAGTCTAAGTAACTGCTTTAAAACATTCTGAACCCAAGTATCAGCAAAAGTTCTTAATGTATATTCAGCAATTTGACCGCTGCTTCCTGCAAGAAGATTCATCCCCCCTACAGTCTCATTTAAAGCTCTCGCGCCTTGAACGGTAGAGGTGGAAAAGTTACCTTGCAGTTCATCAAAGTCCATATTGATTCTGTCTTGTTCAGCGTAAGCAGATCCGGTTACATCTCTTGTCTCTATTACTCTGACATCTGAATCAGGATCATCCATTTCAACCGCGCCGCCGGGAACAGATCTAAATAAAGCGTCAAGATCTATATTCCTATCCCTGCGTATATGGTATCTCTTATTCATTGCTAACTTGACATTATCAAACCTTTGATTCCAAATATCGTTAGCAGCAGATTGAAGTTCTTGCGTTAGCTCCACTGTTCCTGATGGGTAAATCTTATGCGCTTCTATATTAACGCAACCCATAACATATGGCCTTTCCCCATCTCTCAACCAAGGATACATTTCAGCAAGAGGTTTTGGATCAGTCAATAAATGATCTGTTCCAGCGGTAAAATAGCACCAATCAATACCATCTTTTTTTACAATATTTTTATGCACCCATATAATCCAGAAATCTTTTATCTCTCCAAATTCTGTATTATCTAAGGGGTCCATACGAGGCTCGTCACGAACTAGGCGCGTTGTATTTTCTGTGTCTGCCTCAGAAGCTGATGATATTAATTCTTCATCAGTAACCTCAAGCCAATCCCCTGAATCTATTTTCTGTCTTACATCTTGCAAAAACATTGGAACCAAATGAACTATATAAGGGGAGGATTCAATTGGATTTGACCAATCAGAAGCAGGATCAATCCTTATATTTTCTGGTGATATTAATTCAATAACAGGGTGATCAGAAAGAAGACTCACCTGTTCTTGTGTTTGCTCATTACCCATATCGTCTGTTAAAGGCTGATTATTTTGATCAACCTTAACAAAAGTCTCTTCCTTTTCTTCAAAATCCCAATATTGATGAGAAATGCAAACCCCTTGGACTGCTGCATCTTGTATAGCGGCAGTCATTAACTGAAACCAAGGAATGGTATTAGTTAATCGATATTGCATTATTGACTGAGCAACAACAGCCGCCGCTGCCTGTTGAGGGTCGTTAGCATTAGCTGGCTCAATACTTACCACATCTTCATTTGTAAAAAAAGCAACAGACATAGCAGACTGTAAACTTCTTACAGCGCTTCTTGTCTTTGGTCTAAAAAATCTTGATCGTTTCTCATAAGCGCCGGTAAGGTATTTAGATCCAGCAGGATGTTTGTTGTTGAACATCGACAAACTTTTTTCCCACTGATACCTTAAATTAGCATCTACATATTCCGTAGAGCTATCGTATATTTGACGAGCAAGCCTTATCCATTTATTTTCTTTTGGCGTGTCATCATCAAACGACATTGGCTCTGAACCCTCTAATGGAGGCTGAGGATCAATTAATGACATTACGAGAAGTCTCCATTCAACTGACCTTTATAATCCATTGTTAAATCATTGAGGTATTTATCTTCATGGAATTTTCCTCTAGCCATTCTAAATCTTTCAAGCATTTCGCCTCCCGCCCTAACGACAGCTTTATAATCATTATCTATTTTGTCTTCATGCAAAACAAAACCCCAATTACCAGAAAGCCTCATTGATTTAACAACCACAACACCATCCATTGTATGAACAGCCCACAACCAACCGGGATATTTCTTTTCTAGCATCTCGGCTGTATTTTTCGCTCTCGTATAATCTGAACCAATATATCTATCTGCTTTTTCTATTTCCATTTTTCTTAGGCTTAAAGAAAACCCTTGCTCCATTATTAAATTTATAGGTAACTACTGGGGCGCTTAATTGAGGATCAACCTTATAAGCAGTTTCTGACCAACTCCATTGTTTTACTTTATCCATAATTAAAAAATGTTCACCTCTGCTGTATATAAAGGCGCTCTATGTTCAACATCAGGAACTGTTTCTATGAGAGTCAAATTACCTCCAATATTGAAGCTAAACGTCTGGCCTATAGTCGGGGAAAAGGCAGTCAAAGTTAAATCTGCTTTTCCGGGCCGCGCTATAGATCCCTCTAAAGCCGATGGAATAAATCCTGTAAAAGTTATATCGCCCTTGGAAACAGTTATAGTTTTGTTTTCAATTGATATGGGGGCGTAAGGAAGAAGCGATAAATCAACAGTCGGTACAGTTCTTACAACAGGTAAGTTAGGGGCGTAACCAGTAAGTGTTACGGTCCCGCTAAGATACCACCCAGCATCCCCCCAAGTCCCTAGAGCGGCATCCCAAGCAACATCAGCCTCAGTGGAATCCCATGTTACATTCCAAATGCCTAAAGCCATTAGGGTTTCTCAGGCCACACTACGTCTTCAGAATTCTCCACACTTGCTGGCAGATCACGCAATGCTTGACGGTAGGTTGCCATATCATCTGACATGGTTACGTCAGAAAGAGCATAAAAGTCTGTTTCAGAAAGCAACCTATTTCTCTCTGTGCGAACACGATCCCAGCTTGCCTTAACAACTACTGCATTCATTTCATCAGCAGTTGGAAATGCGCCTTTGTCATCATCCCACTCACAGACCAACCTTAAACTTGGCGTACCATAGGTGCCATACTGCATTATCACACCTACAGCATCTTTGTTGATGGAGTGCAAAGCAAACCCAAAGTCATCGGGAGCAACTGATTCTGGCTTCTCATACTTCATCAGTAAATCCTGTTAAACCTAGCAGTGAAATGTGTCTCGTCTTTTGAACTACCAGCAAAAGTTCCAGTTGCGCCATAACCAGTACCATTCATAACATTTGCACCATAGAACTCTATGGCTTGTGTTGATGTAGCGTAATATTCACCCGACACACCGCATTGCCCTTGTGCGTGACCACCACCGCCGTAACCGTATGAAGCCCAATTACTCAATACAACACCCCCAAGATATAAAACTGGAACTCCAGAAAAGTAATCAATAGCAGATGATGCGCTAAAATTTATAGTCCAATACCCATTCATCCCTGTGGGGGTAACGAGTTTGTCATTAGCATTATCCCAAGTGCCTCCAATCTCTGTTACGTTTGTCCATCCAGTGAGTTTTGCCGAAGTGCTATGTGTAATTGCTTGATTAGCGGTTAAATACCTGTAGGAGTAATAAGTTTCTTTGTGGTCAATCACCACCCACACTGAGTTACTAACAATTAGTCGAACAAAGTCTCCCTTTTGATACCCTGTCCAGACTTCTGCTGTAGCAGCGTCTTGAACCTTTAGCGCATAAGTGGAAGTAGCGTCTGCATCAGCAACCACTGTAATGATGCAGGTATCCATTCCTACCGCACCAACCGCTGGTAATGTGATTGTTCGGTTGGAAGATGCTGCATTAGCCGCTACGACTACTTCAGATTTTCCAGCAACTTCGTAGTCAGTAGTTGTACCGATAGTTACATCAGTGGTTGCTCTTTGTACATTGGTTGATCCAGCCGTGACTGATACACCGCCTACAGTGAGCGTTTTACCCGTTGCTACAGTAATACCAGAACCGCTACTGGTAAGTGTGTCTAGTGAAAGTGTTGCTGCCATAATGGTTTCCTCAGATCATTGTTAGTTCGCCAACTATCGTCCAAGTGAACGTATCAGCGATGGTAATTGGACCAGCAACGAATGCGGCCTTAGTTGATGCTACTGTAGTTGTTAAATTAGATGATATAGTATTGTAATTGTAGAAGTAGTCGCCTTCAGTTGTTATAGCTCCTACTGTTACATTATCCCAATCAAGATTAGTTGCGCTGGATTTCTTTAAAAACTGACCCGTAGTTCCAGCGCTGTCTGTATCTAATTGTGCTACCTTAACAGTATCGTCACCCGGAGTCGCAACATCTCTAAGCAAACCAAGTTGTACGACTTGTATATTGTTTGTGCCAGTAGGGGGTGCAGCAGTGAAGTCAAGACTAGTTCCATTAATACTATAGGCGCTAGTATCTTGCCTTACTCCTGAAATAAAAACCAATAAAGACGCATCATTTGGTGGAGCATTATTTAAAGTAAAACTTGTTAATATTGAGTTCCCAGAAAAGAACTTTGACGGAAAGCTTGCAAACTCCGGTGGGTTTCCTAGATATGCCATATTAACTCCATCCTAAAGATACAGCTTGGATTCTTGTTATTTTTGAGACAGATTGATTTAGCGTTTTGATGCGATACCTCATCGCTGTACCTGATGCGGTAGTCAGCGTCACGTTATGCGCTGATACAATAAAATGCGGGGATGCTGAACCCGTGGTGCCTTGCGCGACCAGTGTCATGGGTGTCCAAGCAACACCATCATTCGCACTGAATTCTGCGGTGAGGTCTGTGTTTAGTGTTGCTGTTCCAGCCCCATTAGTATACGTCATAACGATGTCACCCTTTGTAGGCGCTCCATCATTTGCCGTTGTAGCGTTTGATACGAGTGTCATATTGGCACCTAAAGATCCTGCAACATCTATAACCTCTGTAACAACATGACCATCACCACCAGCATTACCTGTCCTTGCGGTGCTACCACCGCCACCACCACCGCCTCCTGACGCTGCTATAGTACCGGAGTTAGACAATGTTCCTGCATAAAGCGCGAGAATCTTACCGCCTCCAGAACCGCCACCTCCACCGAGACCACTATGACCGCCGGGGACCGAATTACCACCAGCCGCTCCACCTGCTACTATACTCCCAGAACCTCCAATAGTTAAATCACCACCTACTATTAATATCAATAACCCACCTGTTCCATCGTTACCGTTCATCGAGGCTCCGCCAGCAGATACGCCGCCGGGATTACCAGCGCCACCGGCTTTTACACCATAAACACTTACCGTACCACCACCTTGCCCACCAGCGCCACCGTAAGCAACACCATCTCCAGCTACAGTCATGCTGCCGCTTGAGGCATAAGCACCGCCACCACCCGGGCCACCAGAAAATACACTACCAGTTGCTCCACCGCCTATATACAAGGATAACCCTTCAGAATAACCACCACCAGATCCTCCACCACCAGTTGACAAAGTTGCTGTACCACTAGTTCCGGGATTACTTGGAGCGCCTGCGCCAGAGATTGTACTACTAGCGCCGCCTGCGCCGCCCGTGCGTCCTACTGTGTATATCTTTCCGTTACCGTCAATTCCCGCTTGGTTAGCAACAGCAGCTACAGCAGCATTACCAGTGCCAGCAAAATCAGCCGCTGCAAGAACATCTGTAGATCCTGATTTGAGTAAAGGCAACCTTAAACCAGTTGCCGAGACAGCAGAACTATCGGATCCACCAGCTATTGTTGGGTTTGCAAATGCTCCCCTAGCTGTCATTGACAGTGTTCCGTTAATAGTGCAATTACCAGAAACATACACCAGCATGCCTCTTGCTGGTTGATCTATAGTTAATGTATTACTAGCATCTATAGTCAAGCTACTGTAGTTTTTAACCAACATATCACCGTCGTAAGAACCTGATTTGTTCAATACAATTTCATTAGTATCGGTTGATATAGTTACAGCCCCATCAGAGTCATCGCCAAAATAATTTCCCGCAGTAACACCACTAAAATACTTACCAGCATTCCAACCTTGACTCGTAGACGCACCCGTATCAATTCCAGTTTGATCTACAAAGGCATCTTCCGTCTGATCAACTAAGTTGTATTTTGCCATAGATCCAGCAATAGCAACCTTGAAACCTAGTAGAGCAATATCATCTTCAATTGCTGTAGTGTCAGTTGCTGGAGCATTACCTAACTGAGCCAAAGGAACAGAGCCGCTACTTAAATTAGAAGCATTAGTAGGATCAACCGCCATATTAGCAGTTGTAACCTCTCCGGTTCCTAGCGTTCTTACGCCTTCTGTAACTTTAGTTAGTGCCAAAATATGATCCTCTATATTGTTCTGCGATGTATGCTTTTGCTTCTGTTAAGCACTTAGGAAGCATATCGTCTGGTGCTATTGACATCCATATAATTAAGAACGGGATAAGAAACCAATGGGCTATCCTCGCTACGCTTACAATAAAGATCATTTGGGATACTTAGCCTTTACCGCTTGGCGTTTGATTTCTAGCTTAGTTACTGATGCCATACGCTCTTCTACAACACCCTCCCAAAGGGCTACTACCAGTTCATCTAATGATGGGTATTCTGCTTCTCGCTTACGAGCATGATCGTTGTCATATGCATCTTGCTGGCTTTTTAATTCTGCATTTAGCCACTCTTCAGTAGGCTTTTCTTGATCGCCATGTATAACGAGATTTTCATAAACTTTGTTGTGTGAGTCGCTCCAACCAAACCAAGCCCCAGAGTGCAATGATACTAGAATATCCTCAATGTCTTTTGGGCGCATTTACGTTGCTCCTATTTTCTTAAAAACTGCGTAAGTGATGCATCCCGTGCTACTGCCTCCCGTAATATTCGTTCCAGTTCGTGCATAAGCGCGAAATCGAATCTGATGTGTTGAAATATTTGTCACATCAAAAAACACCATAGAAGCGGAAGAACTCTGTTCGTAAGCTCCACCGTAACCCCATCTTTCTGCTTTAGATAAATCGCTAAAACTGGCTCCAGAATTAGTAGAGTAGGCTATATGGTATGAATTACCAGTGTTCGTCGGCCATGCTGCGCCAGAACCATTTGCAAATAGATGAATTTCCCATTTGCCCGTTTCGGGAAACGTAAAAACACCTGACAACTCTCCCATAACGGTGCCAATGCGCTCATACCCTAAACTAGCTTCTGTCCAGTTTGTCATAGGGTCGGCAGATCCAGTAAAAGTTGTGTCCATTAACCAAACGGAATATTGAGATAATCCCCCAGCAGGAAGTACCGCCCAAATTGCTCCACCAGTTGCATCACTCGTTAATACCTTATCAGCACCCGGAGTTCCACCCGGTAGCTTAATAGTCTGCGTAGCCGTACCAATAGTCAGTACAGACGTTCCACCTGCGCGAGTTTCTATAGCATCTGTTTTTACTTTGCTCATATTCCAAATGCCTCTTTAATTTCTTCTATACTTAGGCCCAAATTCTCAAGTTTTACTTTCGCAGAATCTATTTTCTCTTGTCTGGCTTTTTGTTCTGCTGTGGGTTCAGGGGCAGGAGGCTCAACAAAGTGAAATGACCCGTCGTATGTTCCACCTATTCTTGCGTTCTCATCAGCAACAACCATAGTGACACCATCACCGGGGTCGTAGGGCGTAACTCCATCCCATCGACTTATGTTTGTCACAATTCCATTTTCAATATGTGCGTATGCTTTCATTTCAGGCAAACTCGTAGATTATTATGATTCCATCAGCACCTTCTGCACCCGATGCACCAGAACCCGCAGAAGAATTTGCAGACCCGCTTCCGCCACCACCGTAACCATGCGTAGCATCCGGTGGATTAGTAGCTCCTCCTCGATGTTGTCCGATTGGTGAGAATGGCGTATCGCCGCCAGCACTAAATGAGGTAACGCCCATTAGGTTGGGCTTGCCATTGCCCCCTTTTATATGCAAAAAACCTCCAGTTCCAACGCCGCCCTCGCCACCATTTCCAGCGCTATATATACCCCCACCTCCACCAGCGCCTTGAACGTCAGCAAATGTTCCAGAGCCAGAACCTTTTATGATTTTGGATAATCCACCGTTGCTGCCTGTGGCATTGTTGGATACCGTACCCCCATCCCCAACAGTTACGGCGCAGGTCGTAATATCGGTCAAGCTCCGAAAGGCTTTTGAATAACCTCCGCCTCCTGCTCCCGCGCCATATCCGCCTGATCCGCTTCCGCCTCCACCGCCACCTGCTCCCTGAACCTCAACAATGATTTTTGTTACAGCGGCATTGCCCTCGTTTCCCGCAGTTCCATTGTTGGTGTTTCCCGGTGTGTATGTGCCATCAGCCGTATAAACAACAACTCCGAGGAAGCCAGAAAACCCTGTTCCAGCAGTTCCACCAATATTTACAGTATCACCAGAATCTCCAATAGTCAGTATGCTTCCAGAACCCGGACTTAGTTTATTTGCTTTTATTTCACTGCTCATTTGGGATACCTCGCTTTGACCGCTACTCGTTTTTCTTGTAGCGCGGCAAGGTCATCATCGAGAATGGCGTGTACACACTCTTCTATTGACGGGTATTCTGCTTTGCGATTACGGGCGTATTCCTGTGCGTCATACTCTGCTTGCCATTCCGCATGAGCGATTTCAATGTCTGCTGTGGTTGGTTTTGGTTTATCAGACAACCACTCCCTTATGTAGACACCATCGCCATCATTTTGAAGAATAAAATCTGTTGTTACTTCAAACCCTAGTTGGATAAGTCCATTTGCTGTAATCATTTTTATACTCCCGCCAACTTAAATGCGCCCCAAGAGTTATAAGCTATGCCAGCATCTAAGGTCATAGTTCCTGAAGAAAAAGTTATCCAGATATACCACTCAATCTCATTAGCAGCGGCTAAATCGAATACACCAAAAAATGTTTGTGTCATAGCGCTTGTACTATTCGCCGGTGCGCCATGATAATTTTTTTGATTCGCAACTCCGTTGAGATATATCCACTGCCCCATATTTGCCACAACGATCCCCGCAGTATTGCTAACAGTGGAGCGAGTCCATACAACATACTTACCCCCCTCTCCGGCTGGAACTGTAAATTTTCCATTTGATGTGTCATAACACCCACCAATGTCATATATTTCAGTTGCGGCGGTTATTTTGTTATAGGTTGAGTTTGATAATCCTGTCGAAGCCGCATAAGCAGCGAATGACGGTGCGTTGTTTGAAGAAGCAACCCAACTCGCATCCCCATCTGCGTCACTTGTCAGAACCTTGTCGGCACCCGGACTTCCTCCGGGAATCTTAATCGTATCCGTAGCAGAACCTAGCGTAAGAACGGTTGTAGCGCCTTCTGGCTCTACTGTATCAACATATATCTTGCTCATACGATCACCCAAACATAGCCATCGGCTACAGTGACAGTTTTAGTATCGGCTACCGTAATAGGGCCAGCGCTTACAGCATTCTTACCCGTCAATGTGTAATCATCTGATACAGTAGTATTGTTTTCCCAGAATATATCGTCTTTTGCTCCAGCCGCCGCCCAAGTACCATCTTGCTTGAGAAAAGTCCCAGCAGCAGCAGCGCCACCCCCAACAATATCAGCAATAGCAACTTGCCCGTCTACAATAGACGTTGATCTGATTTTAGTAGTAGCCATTATATGTTAAATACCCGTAGTAATTCGTCTTCGGTAAAACCCAAGTCGAGCATTTTAGTTTTCGCAGATGCAAACAATTCATCGTAGGTCGGTGGCGCATCTTCTGCCGCAATGATCGCCCATACCTCTGCTAGTTCTTCTTCTGTCGGGCATGGGTCAGGGCCGCGCCACTCCGCTATAGAATGTGGCGGAACTGAACTGGTAAGCGTGTAAGAATTACCAACTATACCCAACCGTTCAAGGCAAAGATGAATATCCATCAAGCGATCTGCATGACGTTTACGATTGTGTAAACTTCAACATTACCAAAATTACATGGAATGCCAAATCCCTCTGTTGATCGCGTACTAGTGCAGCGATGTTCAACCTTGAATGTAGCCGTAGCACCCAAAGTTATCGCTGCGCTCCCAAAGGATCGGGACTGACTTCTAGCAGTTGACATCAATGAAAATTCTGACGAACCATAATTAACAACCGCCGCTGAAGTGACGTTATATAAACGTGATTGGTGTGATTGAACATGATCCGCTGGACAACTCCAATCGATATAAAATGTTCCTGCTGGAAGAATAAACGTATTCGTTCCAAACGTAATACCTATTGTGTCGTAATACTCTGTTTGCAAATCCCGCTGTTGCCACGCCGATGCTGTGAATGTTCCGCCAGCAGTATTGTTAGCTTTTTGATCAACAAGACATGCACGTTTTATCGTGCTACCAGCCGCAGACCATGACAAACCATCCGAACCATCATTGGTTAGTACCTGTCCTGATGCTCCACCAGTAACTTTATACTGTGTATTTGCGCCAGCAATTTTCTTACCTGTGGCAAGCGTCACATCTGTCGCGTGTGAGTACGGTGCCAGTTCATCTACTAAAATTTTACTTGCCATGTTTTACTCCTAAAGGATATTCAAAGTGCCGTTCACAGACCAAATTGTTGGAACGCCGCCCGTGTCTTTTATACTGATGGGTCCAATGATTGCAGCGTTAATAGTTGTAGCGAATGTACTGACAGTGCTTGTGCTAATTTCATTCCAATTCTGGAAAAAGTTATTCGCAGTAGTAATATCGCCTGTAGTTGGGATACTAACTTCAGACCAAGAAAGAGCGCTTCCGTCAGTCTTCAAAAAATATCCAGCAGTAACAGTTCCTGCATCCATCTTTGCCAGATTGACCGTTCCATCGGCGG